AGCTTCAACCACGTTGACTACCCGACTGCGGCGGACACAGGAAACATCGCGGACGCGGACACGGGCAGCGGCTTTGCGTTCCTTAACACGCCTCTTGTCGCCGTGACGGGAACTCCGCAGGCGGGTCAGTACACGGTCACCCCGACCGGGCTGTACACGTTCAACGCAGCGCAGGCGGGACATTCCGTGACCCTCTCCATCCGCCAGTCTTTCAATACCTTGCAGAATGTGGGAAGCGGCGCTACGCAGTCAATCACCGTGCCTCTTGCCGCAGCACAGACCTACTTCTTTGAGGTGGAGGCCTTCGGTCTGGACGGAGCCTCCGGCGAGTCCAACATCGTCTCAATTTCCCTATAATGGGTATTGTCCTGTATCATGGGGATGACTGCCCTTATGCTGGTTAACAAAAAAGACCTGCTTTCGCCTCTCACATCTCTTGCTGCCTTTGACCACAAAGGTGCGCCCTACGTCGGCGTCCAGCTTGTGGAAGGGCACAAGCCGATGTTCCTGCGTTCCAACAACGACGGCATCATCCGATCCAAGGAATACGGCGCGAATCCCACAACTTACGTCTCCCTTGCTCACTTGAGAAACATCCTCAAGAATTGCCCCGAGGACAGCATCGAACTCAGCGTCAACGAGCGCGGCATCATGCGCATGTACGGCACGAGCGAGGCTGGATCAAACACCGAGACCAACGTCCACACGGTGAGCGAGAAACAGGCGGGCACCAAGATTCACGACATCGGCGCGAACATGGTGACCCTTGATACACAGACGTTTGCTGGGTTTAACATTGACAAGTTCACGCTGGTGTCCGAACCTGTGCTCGCGCACGGCAAGCTCATGCTTGCGACAAACAAGGGCGCGGTCGTGATGTGGAAGAGCGGGCTTTTCGCCAGCCAGCCGATGAACCTCAGCCCGAGGGAGCCTTTCCTCCGCATGGTCTGCGGGCAGGACGTGAACGAATTATCGCTGACCAAGAACGGCTACTGGGGCGCGGGCATCGGCGACCTCGTGACCTACACCAAGGGGCACGTCCTCGGGCGGCAGCTTTTTGACAACTACAACCAGCCGGGTGTTGAGGCGGCGCAGATTCCCGCCGAGCGTCTATTGACCTGCCTCCGTGCCGCCGTGGGGCTGTTGGACGAACAGGAAGTGGTTGAGATTGATCCTAAGCTGGGCGTGATCGCCAAGGGCACGTTCGGTGAGAACCGAAACTCCCTCGGAGAGACTGGAACTTGGAACCGATTCAGTCTGCAAGCCAAGACCGCCAAGGTGGTAATCGACGCCCTCTCGCAAGCAGCCGGGGATTATGCTATACTGGAACTCACTGGAACAGCCTCAACGATGAGGCTGGTTCGGGGCGACCTAGCGGTGAATTTCAGGAGTTACTGATGGCAAAGTTCAGGTACTTTTGCAGCAAGGGTTTCAAGATCGCTGACTACTCCGGCATTGATGCCGAGGACATAACGACCAGCGAGAACGGCTCAATGGTCATACTCCCTGATGACGAAGGTCAAGTGAAAGCGATCATCAGTCTCGCCCCCGGCGACCGCATTGAGAGAATTGAAGACTAATGTACAAGCTGATCTGCAAGGTTTGCGCACGGCATTTCAAGAGCGACGCGCCGAAAAGCAGGAGCCGTTGCCCTGAGTGCAATTCACCGCAAGTAGACTACAACGGAGGGAGTAAATAGATGCAAGTCACAGACGAAACGTTCCAGCAGGAAGTCCTCGCCTCAGAAATTCCGGTGCTGGTAGATTTCTACGCTGATTGGTGTGGTCCCTGCCGTACGGCCGCCCCAGCCATTGAAGCCCTCGCCGAGGAATACGTGGGCAAGGTCAAGGTGGTCAAGGTAGACGTTGACACCAGCAGCAAGAACGCCGTGGAACATGGCGTTCGCGGCATCCCCAACTTTATTGTTTTCAAGGGCGGACAGCGCGTCGCGCAGTTCGTGGGCTGGGGCGAGAACCGCGTTGAGGAAATTCGTGCAGCCTTGGAAACCGCTCTGGCATCTAATTAAATAAAGATTCCGCCGTCCGGGCGGTTATACATAGTAGAGCCAAAGGAGGCTCTCGCATGTTGACATTTTTCGCAAGTTTGCTCGCCCTCGGCACCATCGGGTTCTGGCTTTTGGTGCTTATTGATTTCATTGTGATCACCGCCTTGGTTGAGAACGAGGAAGGCGTTTGGGCCACCGTCGTAGCCATAGGTTCCATCATCGGCCTCAACTATCTCTGGAAACTCCCCATCGTCGCCGCCATCAAAGCCAATCCTGGCCACACCGCCCTTTTGATCGGCAGCTATTTCGCCACTGGCATCGGCTGGTCGTTCCTGAAGTGGGTGCTTTTCCTGCACAAGCAGAATTTCAAGTATCGGGACTTCAAGACGCAGTTCTTGTCCAAGAACAACGCTAAGGAACTGACGCCTGAGCTTGCCGCCTCGCTGATGGAGGAAATCGCCAGTCATAACAAGTACGAGTTCCCCGACAAGCATATCAGTGCGATACCGCCCAGTTCCTTGAACACAAAGGCAAGCTGACGCGCTGGGCGACTTACTGGCCCTTCTCTATCGTCGGCACGCTCCTCAACGACGTCGTGCGCAAGTCGTGGACCTACATCATCAACTTGCTCCAAGGCACCTACCAGCGCGTTTCCAACTACATCTTCCGTGGAGCCATAGCCGACAAGGCGCTGGCTGAAAACTACAAAGCCCAACAGGCGGCCGCAGGCGCGGGCGGAGATGGTTCCCCGCGTAAGCGTGGCTACTAAGACCCTAGTCACAGCCCCGATGTCCATAAGCCGGGGCTGTGATCTCTTCTTCACCGCAGCGAAGAAGCTGCTGCGGGAGCTTGTGGTGGGTCGCCCTCCGATGGAGATGATGCCGGGCGAAATAGACGCGACTCTCCAGTACCAAGAACGCCTCATGCGCCTCCGCGAACCTGCCCCGTGTGAGGGGGACGTTGTTGGTCATGCCCGGTCATGCTTCTTGCTCCGGTACTATTCCGGCAAGCGCGAATGCTTTTTTGCGGATACCGATACGCAGGAACTTACACCGCTGTCCTTCTTCGCCTCCTACAGGGGGCAACCGGAGTGCTATCCCAATCTAGAAATAGGCTCCCCGAGATAGTATTAAGCCTCATGGAGGACTCTCTATGAGCGTTGACATTGTCGGCAATTTGGATACACCGGAGTCTTACGACGAAGGAACCAACGGGCGTAAGCATAAGCGTAGCAAAGCCAAGGTGCGCAAGCATCTCCTCACCACAGCGTACAAGCAAGACATCGCCGAGAAGCTGGATAAGCTCTGCGCAGGGGGGCATACCATCGTCTCCATCACCTCGTCCCCTGACATTCGGGGATTTGAGGTCATCAGCTACAACGAGGAGTAATCGTGGATCAGGCACTTGTTTCCCGGCTGGGGAGGGTGCATGCCACGGTCTCATCCATTGCTCAGCGGCTTGAGTACGAGACCGCGACCATCACCCGGCTGACATCCAGAATCAAACAGCTTGAGGAAGAGAAGGCTCACCTAGTCAAGGCCGTGGGCACGATAGACCGTTGTGTCCAAATCGTGTCGGCAAATGGCATAGGCAAGATTGAAGGTATCGTGTCAGACGGTCTGCACCGGGTATTTGACAACGACCAGCTTGGTCTCTTCATTGAAAAGAAGGAAACCGCGAGGGGCAACACCTACCGCCTGCTCATCCGTAAGGGCGAAACCGTAGGCAACCCTATGGACTCCTTCGGCGGTGGTGTGCAGAACGTAGTCGCCTTCCTGCTGCGCGTCATCCTGATCAAACGCTTCAAGCTTGCGCCATTCATCGCGCTTGACGAACAGTTCTCCAACGTGTCTTCAGAGTATCAGCCGAAGATTTCCGAGATGCTGAAGGTGCTATCCAAGATGGGGTTCACCATCTTCGCCATATCGCACCAACCCACAATCACCTCCGCTGCTGATACAATATACGAGGTGGTGGTTGATGAAGGCTTTCCACCCATTTTACGCAAGGTGAACAGTGAACGACCCCCTGATCAGCAAAGTCAAGCTTAAGGCGCTAGAAGAGATTATCGCGGCGGCGCGGGAAACCATCCACCGACACCGCAGGCGATTCCTCCAGCGCAACCTACGCCCTTGCCCGGAGAACTGCAAAGGTGTTAGTATGCTTGGACGGGAGATTATCGGCTGCACCAATTGTGGCAGTCCAAGCGGCGACAAGTGCATCAGGGAGAGTGAGTTCGTTCCTGTATTCACAAAAGAGGAACTGGCTCAGCAGTTTGCGGATCAACTTCGGAACCCGGAAATCCTTCTCCGTGAGTACCGGGACGTGACAGTCTTCCTGTGGGTTTTGGGGGCTTTTGATAAACAGAAAAAGACGTTGGATGAAACCATCGTCAAAAGGGTGGAACAAAGTGAAGACAAGGCTAGGAAGATGGCTGCTTCTGGCGACGGGGCTGTTCCTTCTGTACGTGAACATCCAGCAGGCGGCGACCATCGCGGAACAAAAGCATCAACTGGTGGAGACCCTGAAGACTTTAATCGCTAGTCAAAACGAACAAGTAAGCCTGCACCAACAGCTCCTTGAAGCGCAAAAGTCCTGCCAGAAGTAACCGCTTTTTCCCAATAAAAATCAGTATTTAGCTGTGTGGGCGACACTGAACTTATCCTTGAACTTGACGAGGCCATTCGCACCGACCCGGATGCGCCCGTCTTAGAGCAGCAATTCAATCCCATTGACCCTGTGGCAATAGAGATTGTGCTGCATGAAGCGGACTTTGCCATTGAGAACTACATGAAAAAATGGGAAAGCTTCCGCGATAGGTTTTCTGACCCGATCATGTACGACGCTTACGTTCTCGGCTACCAGATACGCGTGCGCAAGGACTTGAAGCAGATCATCGCCGCTGCGCAGCAGTTCCTAGCTGATGCAACCGATGAAGGCGAAGAGGAAAACACATGAGAGACAGGACAAAGCGCACGTTGACGGTAACCATTGAGAACGTGACTGAAGCACAGGAGATCGCGCTGAACGATCTGTTCGCCACATGGCAAATGCTGGGCGGACTGGGTTCTTCACGCTGGACGGCGTTCTACGCTGATGGCGATGGCGACTTCCGACCGAAGATCACGGTCAACGGCGAAAAGGCAAAGTTTACGGACCTGCTCGACCGGAAGCAGATGTGGAACCCGGACTCCATCGTCGCTGCCTCTTTTGAGCGCGACGCGTACAAGATTGACTTTGATTGGGTCGGGGGAAAGCTACAGGAGATAGAAGATGGCAAAGGCAAAGACGGCGAAGTCTAAGAAGGTGAAAGACCACAAGTTCGTCCTCGTAGAGGCGTTCTACTGGGTCGGGCTGTACGTGGATGGCAAGCTCGTTGAACAGCACCACGACGTTGACCTCGTAGAATACCTGCGCAAGTACGGCGTGGACATCAAGACAAAGTACGCCTACAACGACCCGCAGGTCACCACTGAGGGCACGCTGCCGGAAAGTTTGTCGGACGTCAAGTTTGACCGAGGGTAAATATGGGTGTTGATGAGATGGGCAACGTACCCGACAGGGTACCCGTGAGTGCAAAAACTGTTGAAGAAGCGCTCCAACAGATCATAGACCATAGTCACCATGAACAAGAAATTGGGTTAGGTTTGTGGTTTTCTTTGGTGCTTGTGCTTCATGTCCGCAAGGTACTAGACGCAGAAGACCTTGATCTTTTGGTTAGCACGTTGAACACACATCTTAAAGGCGCGGAAATGCCGCAAGCGCAAAAAGATGGAGCTTTGAAATTTGCACGTGCATCCGTTGCAGCCGCAGCATTGATTGTTGATGAGATAAAGCGTCGTGTGGAAGGGGAGAACTGATGGGTATCATCTACCGTGTTACGAATACTCGTAACGGTAAGGTGTATATCGGTCAGACGGGCGGGACTTTGGCTGAGCGCTGGAAAAGGCACATTCAAGGCGCACGGCAGGGTATCCGCTCCCGGTTCTACAATGCTATTCGCAAACATGGTTCGGATGCGTTTGTGATTGAACAAATTGACAGTAGCTTGTTGAATGGAAAAACGGATCGTTTGGAGCGGATGTACATCAAGCGATACGGCTCTATGAATCCCGAGGTTGGTTACAACATTACACCGGGAGGAGACGGTGCAGGACGAGGAGCAGAGCATCCAAGTTTTGGTAAGCCCGGACCTAATCTCGGACGAACATTTTCTGAAGCAGTGCGACAAAAAGCCCGGTTAAGACAGTTAGGAAAGCCCCGAACGGAAGCCCAGAAAAGAGCAGTATCAGGTAAGCTGACGGGAACTGTCCGGTCTTCCGAAACTCGTGAGAGACAAGCAGCAGCCAAACGGGGATCAAAGAACCCAATGTTTGGCACTACATTCAGCCAGTCGCACCGTGATAGGTTGAGTTTGGCGCAACAGTTAAGAAGGAAACGAGAGAAAAATGGGAGTTGACACACATCGCGTTGAGGTAGTTCCAGTAGTGCTGGAGAAGCACCCGAATGCGGATCGCTTGTCCGTAGTGCGCGTCTACAATTTCCAAGTGGTCGTGAATACTGCCGACTGGCTCGGCGTTGACAAAGCCGCATACGTCCAGCCGGACTCCGTCATGCCGGATACGCCCGAGTACCGCTTCCTCAAGAACACCTCCAGCTTCCGCAAGGAACGCGAGGAGCTTGAGGCGAAGCTGGCAGCGGAGCACGAGAGTGATCTCTGCCGTCTTGACTACAACGAGAAGCTCGCTGCTCTTGAAGCGAAGATTGACGCCAACACCAAGCACCTCCGCATCACTGTGAAGAAGCTGCGTGGCATCATCTCTATGGGCATGCTTCTGCCTGCACCGGAAGGCGCTGAGATCGGTGATGACGTGGCGGAAAAGCTGGGAATCACGCACTACGAGCCGCCGACGATGGACGAGATTGAAGGGCGCAGGAAGCACGCTGGAGACGATGTCGGTCCCGCGCCGCCGATGATCTACGCTCCGAAGTACGACGTAGAATCCATTTACAAGTTTGCTGACTGCTTTGAGGCAGGCGAACCTGTGTACGTGTCCGAGAAGCTGGACGGACAAAACGGACGCTTCGTGGCAACGGAGAACGGCAACGAGACGATCATAGAGCCGGGTCGTCGGTCCACCCTCGTCTCCCTGTACGCCGGGTCGCGCACCGAGTGGAAGAAGAAGGAAGGCGGCTCCAACTGGTGGAGGGTCATGGAGGACAACCCTTGGATTGATCGGTGGTGCTACGACAACCAAGACTCCGTCCTTTACGGGGAAGTCTTCGGCTGGGTGCAAGCGCTCAAGTATGGTGCGAAGCCAGGTCAGCTTTTCTTCCGTGCCTTTGATGTCATGGAAGGCATGGAATACTGGGACGCTGAGAAGTTCGTTGCCGAGATTTACAAGGATCACCGGGTGCCGGACTTCGGCATCATGCCCTTTGACTTTGAGAAGTTGCAGGCCTTAGCAGACGGCTCTTCTTTGATCAAGGGTGCCGACCACATGCGGGAAGGCATCGTCATCAAGCCCATCAAGGAGCGCAAGCACTGGAAGCTCGGGCGTGTTATGTTGAAGATGGTGTCCAACGCCTATCTTGAAAAGTCCGCCAGATGAGGTATTAACGTGAAGAGCCAACAAGCTATGAAGCCAACGGTGACCGAATTTGACATCCTGAAGGACGCGGTGAAGAACCTGTACTACTCCGCAGTCTGGCATGCCGACCGTCCCGTGGACGAACAGACGCTCTGGACGGCAGTGCGAGACGCGGCTGGCTTCACACCCGGCAAGTCACCGGAGCCGCTTCCGTTTGACGGCATCCAAGCAGCCTATACCGTGGATCGCCTGCGGCAAATAGGGCACCTCGTAAGTGCCAAGAATGGTAAGGAATTCGGCACCGCAGAGACCCGCGCCTTTCTTTTGCTGTACGGTTCGGAGTTGCAAGGTAAAATTGATGCCGCAGTGCGGCAATTTCTTGAGGAGAAACTGAGCTAATGCCAGCAACACTCATCGCAACACAAGCAGTTCAAGGTCCGTATCCCACGCTTCCAATCGCCCCCACAGGGCTTGACCTAGCTTTTACAGCCGTGGACGCCGTCAACGGCAACTACTTCGTCGCTGACCAGAGCGCTGCGGGCGTCGGTAACGGGGACATCTTGGTCGTAAATAACCCGACCGGGGGCGCTTTGACGATTACGTTCACATCGCAGCCGCTCAACGGACGTTCGGGGGACATTGCCACGTACTCAGTTGGTGCTGGCGTGCATTCGGCTTTCAAGTACAGCCAGATCGCCGGATGGGCGGACGCCAACGGCTTCGTCTACTTTACGGCGGCAGCCGGGCTGACGGTCGTAATTCTCAAGCGCTAATATGCCAAACCTACGCGAGATCGCGAACCAGTATCACCACGCCGCCAACCGGATAGCTGCACGCGCAGATCGTGCCGGGCAATTGACCGAGAACCAGCGTCGTGCTATTGATTCGTTTCGCGATAGCGCAGCCAAGGTTGAAGCGCTTATTAGACCCGAAGACTCGTTCCCCAAGCAGGTTGAAACTGAGGCGGAATCGGCACCTGCACAAGCAAAGAAATTCAAGGCCCACAAAGCGGCCACCCCGCAGGAGCTTCTGGAGAAGGCAAAATGAACAACGAAATTGAGCCACAGCAGCAGGCAGATGGGTACTCATTGGACGAGATTACCGGAGAACAGGAGCTTGTAGAAGAGCTTGCTGCCACGGTCACTATTGAAAAACTCCTAGATGCGTTCATTGAAGAGGTGGGCGAGATACTAGGGGCTGCCAACGAAGTGTCGCTGGATGGAAACCCCGTACGCACTCACCTTGAACTCGTCAACGCGAGTCAGGACATTGTTGAGCTGGCTTATGAACTGAGGGGCGACCTGATACGCGGCGTCGCTAATCGTGCTGAGGAAATTCCCGAACAGGGCAGTCAGTTGCGCAAACAGGTTTTTGACGATGATATGGACGGAAAGGGACTCTAATGTTTGCACGCGGTTCATGGGCAATCTTCGGCATCAAATCGAACTCTGAAGCTGCTTTCGTCAAGAGTCTGGACGACTACAGCAATGTGAGTCAGGCTTCTGCCGTTCAGAAAGCTAAGAACGACAGCCTGCCCACGCACGGCATCAACCCGTATTCGTACCCCCGTTTTGACGAGGGCAGCCTTGACCAAGGCGTCACCAGCGACACCTTCAAGCTGAGTGACCACGTGTATGGGTTTTGGTTTTGCCTCAACGGCTTTGAAGATGTCACCGACCCCAAGTCCAAGCAGGAAGCCCTCTCTTACGAACATGCAGGGAAGCCGTTCAAGTTCCTGAAGAAGGAAGAGAAGACGCACATTAAGTCCTTGGTACAGGCGAGCGCCGTGGCATCACGCACGCAGTTCGCCGTCTTGATTGACTTCGCCGAGGAACGCGTGTACGCGGAGACCACCAACGCGGAAGAAATCGGCGATCTACGCAGGCTTCTTGAGGTTATCGGTGCCGTGCCTTATAACCTAACGTGGAATTTCGGTAATGCCGAATGGCCGTACCAATTCCTCACCAAAGTAAACGAGGGGAACAAGTACCACAAGCAAATGAAAGACCGCGCTGACGAGCTTAGCCGCTTTCAGCCCACTGAGATCGAGAAGTTGGACGACAAGATGGTTGAGTCCATCGTCTCTGGCTACTTCGCCATGACCGAACTTGAGACCGGGCAATGGGCAGGTTTGTCCACTCCGGCAAAGGTCAGACTGTTTGCTACGACCGAACCTTCAACGGAATCTGCTGTCAGCACCGCGTTCACGCTGCTTGATCTTGTGAGCACGGCGAACATCACAGCAGCCTCAGTAGTTTTCCAGAATCTTGACTCCAAGTTCAACAAGAAGGGCGAGGAAAAGCAGTACCGTACCGACCTCTTCACCTTGGACATCAACGAAAAGATCAACATTTCTGATGCTGGTGCTGCGGCTCTTTGTGGCTTTGACCTGCCGCAGTACAAGAAGGACATGAAGCGCCTTGCCAAGAGTGGTGAGGTGCCCATCAAGGTGTACTGGTTTGATTGGTTGGTCGCCATGAAAAACGCCGTCCATTTCTTCGTTGACAACGTCACCGAGACGTTGCACATTGACAAGAAGCTAGGACTGAAAGCCTACGAATCTGAACTTGTGGAAGAGGCGACGGAAGAAGTTTAATGCTGGACGAAAGAATTTGCGCCTACGTGGAAGACGGCAAGCCTTGCGATAATCCGCCTGTGATCCACGTAAAGGTACCAGCACCTCCACCGTATGACGACTTGATGTGTGAAATGTGGCTTTGCGCCCAGCACTACGACAAGCTTTACGAGGGACGCACTGACGAAAATCTTTGGGGGGAACATGCCACAACTTGAAGTAGCAACAATCGTGATGAAGGATGCGGTAAATGTCTTGATCGGGAAGCAAAAGGATGGCGTTGACGCCGGGAAGTGGGTCATCCCCAGCGGACTCATCAAGGAAGGCGAACGCATGATTGAAACTTGTTCGCGTTCCATCCTTGAGGAGACAGGCATTGAAGTCAACCCCAAGCAGATACTTTTCCTGTCCGAAGTCTTGGAACCAAACCACCGTACAGCGGTGTTCTGCTTCGCTGAGTACGTGAGCGGCGAACCTTCTCCGGGTGCGTCCCTGACTGAGGTCAAGTTCGTGGACCCGAGGACTCTAGGCGAGTTCCAGCAGGAAGGCATGTCAGAACTGACGCAGGACGCTTTCTACAAATTCAGCATGGTTCTCAGGAGCCAAGCCCCTTCCGCTCCGACATCAGGAACGGTATAATCCTGCGACCACAGTATTAGGTTACATGGAACGGTTTAATCTGGTCGGTCAAAGATTCGGACGTCTGCTTGTCCTTAGAGACGTTGGAACCCACCCTCGTAGTAGAAAAAGCCAATGGGAAGCTGTCTGTGACTGCGGTGTCCAGAAGGTCTTTTTGGGAACCCGTCTTACAAGCGGACAAACAAAAAGCTGTGGTTGTTTGGTCAAAGACCGCCTCCGAGAATTGAAAAGCTTACCCTCCGGTATCGCAGCAAAAAATCAAGTGTGGCGCAGGTACCAAAAAGATGCTGTAAGACGTAACCTGCCATGGAATCTTTCCTTTGAAGATTTTCATTGTCTGACTAGAAACCCCTGTCACTACTGTGACGCTCTACCAAGCAATGAGTTTGGATGGCGAAACGACGCCAGTTACAACGGTACTTTCGTCTACAACGGTATAGACCGCAAGGACAACTCAAAGGGCTATACACTGGACAACGTTGTCTCGGCGTGTAACACTTGTAATAAAGCGAAGAGAACCCTGACCTACGACCAGTTTATCGCTTGGTTGATCAGGGCAGGACAAAAGCAGATGCAGGAGAGAAATCGTTGAATCTTATTTCACAGCGGCCCAATACTTGGAATTCGGTGGTGGGTCAAGCACGTGCCCTTGAAGTTCTTCAGGCAGCGCTACGCAACCAGCGCTTCCTCAGCCGTGGCATTATACTGCACGGTGTGGTCGGCGTGGGCAAGACCACCAGCGCGTACCTCGCGGCGAAGGCGCTTATGTGCAACGGGGACGAAAGCCTGCTGGGTTGCGGGGAGTGTCCTTCCTGCCTGCTCGTCCAGAACGACGGCATAGACAAACACCCGGACTTCATTGAGATTGACGGCGCGGTTAAGCCGGGGGTTGAGGGCGCACGTGAGACCATTGAGTCTACTCTCACCCTTCCAGTACTTGGCAAACGCCGCGTGACCGTCATTGACGAAGCTCACTGGTTGAGTGCTGAGGCTTGGAGTGCCTACCTCAAGACGTTGGAAGATGGCGATACCAACTCCATTTTCCTCTTCGTGTCGCAGGACTATGGCAGAATTCAGCCCAACATTCGTTCGCGCTGCATTCGTATAGCCTTTGACCGCGTGAACCAAGACGTGTTGGTCGGACATCTCGCGAACGTCGCCTCCAAGAATGAGATCGCCTGTGACTTGGACGCCTTGAAGCTCATCGCCCGCCAGACCAAAGGCATCGTTCGCGACGCGGTGCAGTACCTCAACACGTGCGGGGCGCTTGGCGTTCGGGTGGACGTGAAGATCGTGCGGCAGGTAATTGACACGACGCTGGATGACCTGTGCGAGAAGCTTCTCCAGTTGATAGCGGCGCGGGATCAGGTCGGGGCGATAAAGCTGGCGGACGACCTTGTCCGCAAAGATATGCCGGGCAAGGCCGCCGAGCGCATGCTGTCTTTGTACAGCCAAGCGATCTACACCAACGACCCCGTACTCCGTAAGATTTACCTCGGGCTGCCGGACGTTAGCGCCGTCGCCGGGGTGCTCATCAAGTGGGCTGCCGTACAGCACGCCCCCGCCGACATCGTGACCATCATCGTGTACGAACTTCTCCGCACACAGAACGCTGTCAGGACGCCCCCCGTGGGGCGGATGGACTCCAAACCCCAGCCGACCCCCAATATCGCGCCTACGAGCCGGAAATCGCCATTAGAGGCTATGCTGGACGACGAGGCGGTTTGAAGGCTTAAAAATAGGACTTCCGCAGTATTAAGTAAGCGGAGGTTTGAAATGTTTGTCTATCTCATCACCAACAGGGTCAACGGCAAGATTTATGTCGGTCAGCATAAGGGCGACAATCTAAAGAAGTATCTTCAGCAGAAGTTCCACGAAGCCAATCATCGGTTAAAGGCTCGTTCTATCCTCTACGCTGCCATCCGAAAGCACGGACGTGAGAATTTTTCCATTGAGCCTATAGCCAAAATTCACGGCGACATACCCAAGACTGTGCTCGACAGCCTTGAGACATTTTGCATCGCTTTTCTTGACTCTCGCAATCACGACAAGGGTTACAACATCTGTCGGGGCGGGGAGGGGTTTACCGGACCTCATACGGAAGAGACGAAACAAAAGCAACGGAAGGCTTCGCTAGGGTACAAGCATACCCCTGAAGCAATCGCAAAAATGAAGGGTGAACACAGCCCCGAAGCAATTGCGAAGATGAGCACGACGAAGAAGGGCAAGCCCGGCAGAGTTTGGACAAAGGAGTCAAAACGGAAAGTCGCCGCATACATGAGCGCGAACAGGACGGGGGCTAATAACCCGAACTTCGGCAAGAAAGCCTCCGAAGAAACACGGCAACGGATGCGTGAGTCCCAGCGGGCTAGGCTTGCTGAGAAGG